CGAGTGTACCAACCATTTACTTTAATGCTTCCAGAAGTATCTACTAAAGCATATAATTCTGCTGGATAATCTCTCCAGTCTGAATTACCAATATAAAAAGATAATTCTTTTACTATATTTTCATCGGTTACCGCTGCTTTTAATTCCCCACTACCCACTAAAGTTGTGTATTCAGAAGGAGAGCCAACCCCGAATTTTAAAAATATTTTATATGTCTTGTTTGTTCCTGTCGTTGTTAGTAAACAATCTACTCTTAAATCTAAAGTGTCCCCTATTGATAGAGAGGAAAAATCAAACTGATTATTAGTCGTGTCCCAAACATCAGAAACTAAATACGGGGCATTAGATAAATCAGTGAAAACACCATCCGCATCATTTGTTAATTTTTTATTAACTCCTGAAACTAAAACTAAAGGCGTTGTATGTGTGGCTAAGTCGTTGTGGTCGAAATACCCCACACTTGCGTAAAGCGACGGAGGTCTGTTTAAAACATATCCAGGCGCAAAAGGATCATCTTCCCCAAAATCCGCATTTACATTTACTTGAGCACCCGCTTCAATTCCGTCAAGTTTAGATTTATCCGCATCAGTAAAATCATTTTCACTTAATCCCTTCCCAGTTATCTTGTCAACTTTTCCGTTATAAAGCTCCGTAAAATTATCGTCAACTTTTATAAAAGCATTTCTTAATTTATCCCCTAAACCATCGTCAGGACTTGAATAATTTATATTTTGTTGGCTCATGGTCTCATCCAATTAAAGTTAGACTTTGCATTTATATCGCTTGGCGCTGGTCTTTCAGGTAAATTTAAATCGTCTAAAACTTTTATAAATTCCAATTCTAAACCAACCGCAAGTTTTTCGTATTTGTCTGCTTTTTTATTTCTTTCTTCATCTGTTAGTTGTTCCGTTTTTTCTGGAGTTACTAAATAAACCCCATTTTGAGAAACTTTTGCCACTCCTAATTGAAGATAATATGAACAAGTGTAATAAGATTGTATTATTAGAATGTAATCGTTAAAAATACTAAGGTAATCGCCCGCTAAATTGTCGGCGTCGAAATCAGTCGCAATCTTATCATATAAATCTTTGCCTAAAATTCGTTTAATATCGTTGCGTTGCGCCATAAATATAAACGGATTGATAGAATCGTTATCGATATTACCATCAAAACCGCTTAATTTTGCGACATCTTCTATTGTTGTGAATAATTTACTCATTTGTAGGTGGTGTTATTGGTTCTGTTTTTTCTGGATTACCTAATAATCTAATTGCTTGCTCTCTGTTAAATCCAAAAATCAAATCTAAAATAGCTATTGCACTTTCGTAAGTAGTTGTTCCTGCTGCATAAGAAGCCTGTACCTCTAATAAAGATTGAACACCTCCGACGCTTCCTTTTAAACTTGCTTGCGCTTCTAAAGTCGCTTGGTCTAAAGTAGACACTACCTCGTCTACTGGCTGTATATTTACTTGTTCAGTAGGGTCTGAAACTATCGCTTTTTCTTGTCCGAAATTTACGAAATCTAACTCACATAACGGGTTTATTTTTTTGAATATTTGCCCTAACGCTTCTAATAAAATCTCACGCATTGGATTAATAACACCTAAATACAAACTATCTGTTGCCGTTGCTATCTCATCTGCATTATTTGAGAATCCACTCGATCCAGGGCGTTGAAATAAAATATTCATTGCTGAGTGTGCCGCCATCAATTTAATTTCTGCAACCTCATCGTAAGTAACGAACTGCTCATTTCTTGAACGTGGCTCAATTGTATCAACTACGATTGAATCCTCAACACTTTCGTTAACTGATAAAATTACACCATCGCTATTTTCAGTACCTGTATATTCTGTTCTTATTTCTTTTTTAATATCGTCTTTTTCGGTTTCAGTCATCATAGACCCTCCGTTAATATTAATAACGGTCTTACCTTGAAACCCTCTCTGTACGTGGTTAATCGCATCGTCAATTAAAGAGCTTTCAATATTTGCGCTTTTCAATCCACTAAACCAATCTGGATAAGGAAAATAAGGCTCACTCGATAATTGTTTAACGTGCATTATCTCTATTGGATTTTCATTTTTCAATTTTGAAAACATAGGGTAAAACTTCGGTAAAAATTCAAATTGACGAGTATAATCCCAACACCACCAAAAACCGTTAACCTCCATAAAGTTATTTTCTTTTGAATTTGTTTGAATATTCAAACCAACACGCATAACTGGAGTGTGTTTTATTTTGATTGGTTTCTTTTGAAAGTTTATAATTTGTGGAAAAGCCGAACCTGTTGTTTTGAAGTCTAAACAAATTAGCCTTAAATCTTGTTTAGATATGTAATTGTGTGGGGTTATCAATCCTGCTTTATCTACTAACCCATTACCTATAATATAGTTTACAATGGTCTTAATTATAAAGGCGTTTGTCGGACTGTCATCTACGGCATCTTGATACTTTTTAAAGTTCTCATTATTAGTGCCGTTAAGCGTGTATTTCGTACCTATTGCTGGTTTAGTAATGCCAGTTTCATAAGCAGAAAACTCAAGATGTTCTAATTTCATTTATAAAATCTATTAGTTTGTGTACGGTTGTAATTTTGTAAATCCTCGTTTTCCGAAACTATCATTAATTTGCCACGTAATACAACCTCATTACTAGCATTATTTTTAACGATATACGAAAATTTGGAATAGTCTGCCCCTGTGGGAATACTATTTAAAGTAAGATTATAATTTTCATTAGCCAATAAAGTAAACGTACACGCCCTTGTTTGGCTAGTCTGTTTATCTTCATTCTTTAAAGTCATTGTGAACGCTGCCCCTGTGTCTATTAACACTCTTGGCACTACTTCAATAACTAAGGCTGTATCTCTTTTTATTATATCCATACTTAAAAAATAACCCCCCCAATTAAGAGGGGTTTAATTAATATTAAACGCTCAACAATGACGCGTTGTAATCTGTTACACCTCCAGTGTCTAGTGTGTACATCATTTCAGTTTCTTTTGAAGAAATTGTAATAGTAAAACCTTGCGCATCTGACCCGCCTGCAATAGTCATAATATCACAACCATTTTTAGAGCCTAGCACATAAATTTTTCCGTTAAAATCTTCTAAGAATACAGTTTTTAAAATACCTGCGTTACCTTGTAATTCAGTTCTTAAAGCCAAATCATTGCCAGGAATAAAGAATGTCAAAGCGTTCACATATTCCATTGTTCTAGTAGCCTCGTCAAACGTGCCCGTTTCAACAACGTTGTTTCCTGTTGCTCTAACCTCAAAACGCGCAATACTTGGAACCGTTTCGATAACCGCTGGCAAATCAATAACGCCTGTTGCTGTGTTCACTACTGGGTCTGCGCTATCGTATGGCGCAATACCTATCGCCTTCACCCCTTTCATAGGGGCGGTGCGACTTACTATTCTTGATTTTGTTAGTGCCATATCTTATCCTCCGTATAATACGTTCCATTTTTGATTTACAACCCACGTAGTCATAGTGTTGATCATTTTCAGGATACGTCTAGTTGATGCGTTCGCTTCTTTTTCAATTATTAATTGAGAAGAATCAGACAATAAATCCATAACTAACTTAAAGTTATATTTTTGACCTACAATTCTGAATCCTACCAAATCAACAAATATGATTTTTATGTCATTGAAATACATCTCATTAATAGTGTTTCCAACAAAATTCTCTTGCAACGCTGCGCCTTGAACACGGTTAGCCGCTTTAATCAATTTGTAATCGCCTTTTGGAGCGAAAATAACTGGAGCTTCATCACCTGTTTTAGTTAGAATGGTGTCAGGAATAGTGTTGTAGATTTTCACATACTCAGCTACTATGCTTGCAGATGATACGGCTGCTATTGATAACACTTTTAAATAATCCCCTAAACCTGCGCCTGGTACTACTTTAGATTGTGAAGCATTATACAACATTGTTGCTGGTACAGAATCAAATAAAGTAGTTGGCATTGCCGCTACTAATGTTTGTGCGCCTGCAGAAATTGAACCTTGACCTGCGCCTGGTGTTAATGCTGCGATGGCTGCTTTGGTTGCGGTTGTAGCACCATCCCAAACCCAAGATTCTAATTTTTCCCCTGCTGCTGGTTGCACTTGGATTAAAACTTTTTTGTCAAATTCATCAGATACTACGTTATAAGCACCCGCAGCCATTGAACGCTCAAATCTTGAACCTTTTAAAGAAGATTCATCAATGATCCCTTCTAAATTGAAAGTGTTTAAAGCTACTGATGTTTTTTGCGTTGCTAAAGCCACGTTATCCGCTGTTACAGAACCGTAGTTTGCAGCCGAAAAGGTAACAGATGCCGAACTTTCATAAATATCCATTCCGCTCTTATGTCCTTCGACTATTTCAATTGTTTCCCCTCTAAAGGTTGGGGAGTCTGCATAAATCCCTTGTACGATTTCTGCATATTCGGAGTTTTCCGATTTTGTGCCTGTAAATGTAATTGCCATTTTTTTATTTTTTGTTTGTTAATATTAGTTCTTGTTTTAAATATTCGATTTGTTCGTCTGTTAATTTTCCTTTGCAATAGTCTTCTATTTTTTGAGTCCCCATTGCTTTTTTAAAATCAACGTATGTAACGCCTTTATCAAAAGGGTTTACAAATTGTTTAAAGCTTCCCTCTGTTGAATTTGACTTTTTCATAATTTGTCATTTCGTTATAAGTTTTTTCAACCGCATTTGGTTTAATTCCTTTTTCGATTTGTTCTGAAAATTCTAAAGCCACTTTTTTAGCAGCTTCTAGTTCACTTGACATAGCAACTTCTTTTGTTTCATATTCAGCTAACTTAGCTTTCAAATCATTGTTTTCGGTTGTTAATTCGTCAATTTTAGCTTGTAAATCCTCTTCGGGTTTAGGCTCTTCTTTTGGTTCTTCATCAGCTATTGGCGCATCTGCCATAGCCAATTTAGCCGCTTCCTCTTCCTCTTTGAGTTTAGCCGCTTTTTCTTCCTCTGTCTGCATTAAAATCTCTTTTATGCGAACGTCGATTTCTTCTTTTGTCATGTTTATATTTGTTTGTGTTAATACTGGTTCTAAGTACGCTTCAAAACTAAAGCCTGTTAATTTTCCGCTTTTAATATCCGCCCATATTTCGGGGTTATCTACTTTTTGCCCTAAAACAATATCCCCTTTTTCAACTTTCATATTCATAGCTACTGCTGTGTCCATAGTGGGGTCTATAACCTGCCATGCTGAAAATATATACATATCATTTCTTACAACTCCATCGTGGTTTACGGTTGCCCCTAGATTAGAGCCTGTTTTAAAGAAGTTTAATAATAAAGCTTCGCAAGTTTCTTCTGTGTAATATACTAAAGCGGGTTCGCCGTTAATGTTTTTGCGTTGTATATCGATATTTGGTCGCATTGCAACACTATAAATGATTTGCTTTTCGTTATCTTGGAACTGCAATAACTCTAATTCCTCACTAAACATAACAAGATGGGTATCTGTAAGCGCAGGTTTCTCTACCGTACTCATGCGAAACATTCCTATTTCATCTTTAGTATATTGTAGCTCGTATCTTTTCATAATATAAAACACAAAAGCGACTACCCTACACTGTTAAGTATAAGATAATCGCTTGTTAATATTGTTAAACATCTAACCATTATGTGCGGGTGGCGTACATCTTCATACGCTATTAAAAGCAAATAT